AAGCTATAATTAATGTAGCTTGATGGAAGCGGAGGGTCAGTGTATGGACTGCCATATAAAAATACGTTACCATACCATACGTAGCCGACCACACCGCTTGTTGCCTTAAGCTGATTTATCATGTTAGTGATGTAAGTTTCAAAGCCGCTGTCACAACCGTCGCTTGCCGAGCATTCAGTTTCCCAGTCATCTTCTGTGTATCCCCATTCTCCTACTAAGACCGGGTTCCCCATGCCAGACGCGATTTTAGCGGCAACACCGGTTAACTCACTTTGCCAACTCGCAAAAGATCCGCCGCTTACAAAACCGCTGCCGCCTGGATACGCATTCGCCATGTAACCGTGAAAATCCCAAATAACATTATTGTACGTGACGCCGCTGTAAGCTATGTGAGGGTAACTGAAGCCTGAACCGTACAAGTTATAGTCTGCTACACAGGCGTTATGTCCAATTATGATGGGATTTGCGTAGCTGGTGTTAGCTAAAATTTGGCTTATCAAGTATCCGCATGTCTGCGCAAAATTAGTGACTTGCCCTTCCAGCCAAGAAAGGTTTGCCTGGTTGCTGTTGGCGATGGTGTTTTCGCCCATCTGGTAAGGTTCATTGAACAACTCAAAAATAACAAACGGGTTGTTAGCGTACCTGTTAGCAATGTAAGACACGAAAACGGCGTATGCGGCTCTCACCGGATTATAAGCTGTCTGAGTCATATCAAAGAAATCTATCTCAAACGTTGATAGGTTGCTGCTGACACCGCTTATATCGGTGATCCAGGAAGGCACAGAAGACCCAGAGTTATAGACAAATTCTGAGGTAGATAAGATAATGTAGATTTTGTTTGCGGTTGCCCAGGCAACAAGCTGGTCCAGATAGTTGAAAAGTGCAGTGTTCCAGCCGCCGTTAGTAGGTTCTAAGTCGCCCCATGTTAACTGGTTGATTCTAAGAACGTTCCCGTCGTTGTTAGCTATTTGAGCAAACATGGCGTTATTGAACAGAGGAGGCGAATAGTTGTAATTTACCTGATTAACAACGAAAGGGAAGAAATTGCCAGTTAACATTCCAGATAATTTTACAGGATTATTGCTGCTGTCTAAAAGCGACGTGCCGCTAACGTGCAGATATCCAGTTACCATCTTTTTTCAGCCCTCACATAAACTCATATTTTTCGACTTTAGGATCCGCTTAGAATAACGAAGCTTGCGCCTTGCTCCAGAGTAAGCGTATAGGTGTATCGTTGCAACTGTCCCTCAGCTTTTTCAACAACACTCTTCACGATCAGAAGCCAAGTGCCATTATAACGTGATGTCGGCGAAGCCAACGTTACGATCTTGCCGTTCATGCCTTGAAGCGGAAGACAAAAATTAGTATCCAAATAGGCCTTGTTTTGGCTAGGTACCCAAAAAAACCCTTTCAACGTTAGGACACGCACATCTAAGCCTTCGCTTACAACAACGCTTTGCTGCCCCTCAACCTGAACATGCGACTTATTCACGTCATTAGCATCTTCAACATATTGGGGATTTAACGGAAAAGTAACAACCGTAGAGTTGTAAGTTATGCTCCAGCTCATTACATTCGCCTCTGCAGCGCCAAAGCCGTGCCCTGGCTGACAGCTGAAATAACATCTTGAAGACCCGTGGATCGATCAATCTTGCCAATCTGAATCGTGGGGTTAACTGTGATATGCTGCGTTCCCCCCGACCCGTTAACTAAGCTGGCGCTCCCAACACTCACACCGCCAGAAACACCCAGCAAACCCTGCTTAAGAGGATCCAGCTTCTGAGTCAAATTATTCGAAAGCTCAATCCCCGTCGTTAACTGCTTGTTGAATTCTTCAGCAGCCGGCGCCGCATGCGCAAAACATAACCCCTTCAAAGCATTCGTCAAATCGCCGATTCCGCTGGTAATTGGAGAAAGCGCCTTAGAAACAGCGTTAATAGCATCCTCAAACGGCTTAATGATGCTCATGACAAAGTTGATGGCGTCTGAAAATGCGCCTTCAAAGAAGTTAGCGACTGGTTCAAGTATGTTTTGCCAGAGATATGATAAAGCGTCTTTAACGTCGTTAAAAGCTGTCTCTAAATCATGCCAGTAACCTATGAAAGTTGAGGCAATGAACTCGCCAAACGGCTTGAGAACATCGTTCCATACAGTTTCAAGGACATTACAGATGTCTGTGACCGCAGTTTTAAAGGCTCCCTCAAGCACACAGCCAATTTCGTTGACAGCGTCGCGGAAAGGTGCACAATGCTCATACGCTTCATAGAGGCCTATTGCAAGCGCCGCTATCCCTGCAATCACCAGCATAATCGGGTTAGCCGCTAGGAAATCCATGGCGCCGCTCACAGCCTCAGTGGCAGAGCTGACGCCGCTTGCGATCGCAGGATAACTTCTCATAACGCTGTTCATGGCGTTAATCGTCGTCAGAACCGTAGGAATAACACTTAACCCAGCCATAACCAAAGTCTGATTAACGTTATTCTGAGCCTCCGTAACTCGCTGCTCAGCAACTGACAAAGAATCCTGGCTATCTTTCAGTTTATCCGCAGCGTCCTTCGCTTGCTGGCTGTTAGGCCCATAATCAAGTACCGCGATGTTATAGGCTTCCTGCGCCTTCTGAACAGCCAAAGTATCCTTCTCAACAGTCACATGAGCTTTATCCAAAGAAGTCTCCGCACTCTCCAGGCTATACGTACTCATCGCCAACATCGCAGCGCTGGAAGCAGCTGCACCCATACTGCTGGCTGTCTGCAAACTGCTCTGCGAACCAATCTGCATCGCATTCTGCATCTGGTTGCCAGAAGACTGAACCTCATCAGCAGCCTCAGAGGCGCCACTAGTCACAGTTGAAAAACATTCAGTGGCGTTGCTGCTGACATCTTGGAAAACAGTTGATGCTTGATCGAACGCTTGTATATTAAACTCAACGTTTGCACTCATGGATTCTCAAGTTTCCGAATAAATTTGGTTCCTTCAAGAAGAACCTGGATCTGAAGACGACTAAGCTGGCCTGCCCGCTGCAAGTCATAAGCTGGATAATAATGACAGATTAAGATGAGGCTTTGAAGTTCGCCGCTGTGCTGGACCCAGGCTTCGACGTCTTCTGGTAAGACAAAAAACTCGCATTCAAAACCGTTTCCTGCAGCACCCTGGAAACATCATAAGGCAAAGCTCGAAGCTTCTCAAGCGAGATCTCCGCGTCAGCAGTAGCCATAGACCTGAAAAGAGCCTGCAGATTTCGTTCCCTCGCATCATCCGGCCATTTCTTAGCGACCTCACTGATATCTGCTTCAGTGAGAATTACATAGCGAATTTCCCCAAGACCCTCAACGAAGATACTGCGCAGATCCTTCGCTTGACGCAGGATCTCGTTTATGTTGAATTTGCCAAGCTTCTCACGCAGCTTGCCCTCGTATTCTTCATATTGTTTTTTGAGGCGTTCAAAGCCTTCCTGATCAAATTTTTCTTCAGTCATGTAAAGTCGCCTTTTTTATAGCGTTCCGGATGTCGATTCCGATCGCTTACCCAAGTTATCTTAAACATTTCCTTTCGCCTTGGCCCTCTATAGGGGGCCTTTCACTATTTTTTTAAAACTGGAAAAACAAACAGAAGAAAAAATATTGGTTATGCGTGTGTTCCTACGGTTAGAGATGTGCCTTTTGCAGTGAAGCTGTCGCTTACTGCGCTTTTGCTGTCCCATTTCAAATCATACTGCGTAATTATGCAGCCTGCGAAAGTGTACGTAGGTTTGCCTGTTGCGATACCTTGAGGGCAAACAATTATTGTTACCGGAGTGCCAGTAGCTAATATATCAGTGATTGCCGCGTTATCAGTATATAATTGATCGGCTTTGATTTCATAATGCTGATTAGTCGCCGCCAAAAGCGCCGGTTGCTGAGGATTAGAGCCGCCAGTAACGTACTCTTCAACCGTATCAGTCTTTACGCTGAAAGACGCATTTTTCAGATTAGCGATTGCAGTTCCGCCTAATTGAACCACACCGTTAATGCCTACACCAAGAAAACTCATTTCACTATTCACCTCCCGTAAATGTCAGTAGCTGATTAGTAACTATCAATCAGTCAATCAATCAAGTGAGCCGTTCCACCGGGACAATAGGCTTTCTCGCCTTTTTGAGCCAACCGAAAGCGCATCTTACATTGATAAAATGAAAGGGCGCATCCGTCGCAGTCCTTTGAAAGCACTTATTTTCCTTCCTGTCTAGATTATGAAGAAATTATCCCGCAGTTGTTGCAGCATAGTCTGAACTTGCTCGGGAAATTCCGCTTCATGCTGCTGAATCGAACGGGTCAGAAATAACCTGGCAGCCATCCGGCGCGTGCCAAACTCAACGTAAGGCGCATAGGGCGCAGTGGCGTAAAACGTCAGCTGCAACGGAGTATCCTGGCGGTAGCCAAGCGTAGATTTCAAGAAACCCGTCCGCACCGGAACAAGAACGTTAGCTGTCTCAAGCACTCGATCGGCAACGGTCCGTATTGCTCCAGCGACAGTATCAGGGAACGATTCAACATACCCCGTCATAGCAGCGTTAAAGCCTTGCAAGGACCCGGTAACCTCAAGGCCAACACTCAAGCGGGCAGCACCTCAAACCAACTGCAGACAACTTTGAAAGCTTCCCTCTGGATCGTGGGCAATTCACCGCGTACATATTCCCCTTCAACAGTCATTAATTGAGCTCCAGGCAATAAGCTGTGATTAGCATGTAAAATCGCTAAGATAAGCAGACGAACAGCCTCGCGAGTCGCAATGCAACTGTCAGTTCCTCCAAGAATAGCCGTATGCAAAATAACGTCAACAACCAAGATTTCATGAACAAAATTAGTCTGAGCAGACAAAACTTCAACTGAAACAGGGTTAGCCGGATTATACGTACTGATAATAGCTTTCTGACTAACCTGATCAACAGAAGTCATAGTTTCAAACTTGTCATGACTCCAAGCAACATCACTGACTTGTAGCCCTGTAGCTTCGCTATTCCAGTTAGTTTGCAGGAGATTGCTGATTTTCTCTGGGAAAGTGTCACTTGGCGGACTACTCATTTAGTAAAACCTCGAACCGAAAAATGTGGTTTACGCCATAATCTGCAAAACCGAGAATAGTTGCCCTTAAAAAAACCAGCAGTAAGGCAGGTGAAAGAAACAGCAATGCTTTAAGAAATAGCTTGCAGAACTTGACGTTCTTAGCAAAAAAAACTACTTCAAATTTAGTGGTCATTTTCGATTAAAGTCTCCAAACGCTTGGCCTCATCACACGGCTGTTTGCAAGGGCAAACTTTACAGTGCGTAACTTAAGATCCAAAGCACCCCACAAGCAAGGAATCAAAAAACTGAAACGCCTCGAGAATCAAAAATGCGGCGTCTTCCTTGATTTTTCTGGTTCTTTTGAATCTGTTTCTCGCGTGTTTTTTGCAGGCTGCTACCGTTCTTGAAGACGCCTTTTGGCTGCGCTTTACGAGCGGCGATCCGTTCTTCAAGCGATGCACCTAACGCTTGGTCACGTCGACGCTTACCCATAATAGATCACTTGGACATTTGTTTAACTTACGGATTCCATACTTGACCTAAAATTTTTGGTCGACCAAAAGAACTGAAAGATTGTTTAAGGTGTTCAATTTACCCGAAAATTCGGTCTCTGAAATATGGACCAGCATAAGACAAAGATGCCTTGGTGCCTACTGCGACAGACGCGACATTCTTCAGGTTAGCGGCTGCGCTTTTGCTGTAGCCATCGATCGCTACTTTGATTGCGGAAGCATACGGCGCCGAACGGGCAACACGCATATCACCCAAAAAATAATCGTATACGCCGACTAAGCTGCCGCCGACGGAAGACACTAAAATCCCGAGGCAAGCCAAATCAGTCGCCGCAAGTTAAGTGGCAGGTTCCCGAGGACCCAAACAGCCGGGACCCGTTAAAGAAGGCACCAGGCTTGCAAGGTATTTGTTGGCATGGTCAATCTGGCTTTGCAGGCAGCTTGTCGAAATCGTTAAGCCGAAAACAGTGTAATTTCCATTGCCGTCAGGGCCAGTTATGTTAAGGTGGCTAACAACTTCTTAGCGTAGTGAAAGCAGGTGTGAAGGGTACCCAAGCCATTTTACTTTACCTGCCATGTTGTTACGCCGCCGATTCCACAATACCAATTTTGTCCAGCGATTAATTGAGTTGCATCAACATTTGTAACTACACTTGAAATAGTGCAATCTGCGATATGTGTATAAGTGCCTGCATAACCTGTACCGTGAAAAATCATTGAACGTTTAACCATAGCTGTAGTTGTTGATACTGTGCCAAGATTAATGAAGGCAGTAACAGTTGGTACGTAACTAACACATTCAACAAATAACGTTTCTATACAATTATCAACTTGGTTGCTTCCATTAGTTGAAAATGTGACAATGTAGCTGAGAGGGTCATAACTTGAAACTTTTTTGATGTAATTCTGAACGATTGCTTTTGAAATTATGCCGTTTACACATTTCCACATTGTAACATCATCCCAAGTGATAGCATCAAAATTTATCAGTTGGGTACCTTGATAGAGACCTATTTCCAATAAGGTCCCAACTTTTGCTGTAGAACCGCCACCGCAACCATCAATATAAAATGTCTGAGTTACGTTATGGTAAGTGATAGTTGGGTAACCTGCTTCTGCCCATCCATAAGGCATTCCAAGAACTCTATCACATTTAAAACTTGAACAGTAGAAATCATATACGCAATACATCCAGATGCCAGAAGTCACCGAGCCATAGGGAAGCATAAAGGCACAATCATAAAATTCCAAGTTACCAGCATGATTTGAACCTGATGCCCGTTGAAAAATAGCGTAGTTTCCAGCCGCCGCCGTTAAAACAGAACTTGTTAATCTGAATTGTGTTCCATCCGAAGGTGTCGTATTTGTGGGGTTATTAGCAAACGGAATACACACCATACTCGGCATACCGCTACCGTAAAAACAATAGCTTTTACCATAAGGTAGCAAAACACAGTAATTTTGCCCTGAAGTCAAGTTGAAGTTGAATATGCCTTTGGAGCATAGGACCTTGCATGAACCAGTGTTAACTACTGCTTGAAAGACAGTGTCAGTTGTAATCCCAAGAACGCCGCCTGCGCCCCCGAAGCCACCATAAACGAGGTTGCCACGCCAATCATCAGCATAATAATACGTGCCATCTGTCCACACGTAAAAGTCATAAGGCATGCAGGGCGGACGCGTATTTCCTTGAGGAGGATAACTAGACATTTTCTGATCCTCTAAATTAGGTCCTTTTCAACTACGTTTAACTTCAAGATCGTTGCGGCTATGCTTGTCTGAAAGTTAATTGTTTCGCTTGCATCCACAGGGACATCAAACGTGTAGCCTATGTTGGCTACTAGAGGAACGCCGCCGTTAAGCATCTCAGCAACTGTCGTCGAGGATTTTGTACGCTGAACCGAAAATACTCCTGAGGCACTTAAGCAAACATAAATCCTGAGAGCACAGGGCGTATTATTCGGTGTAATAGCTGTAGTCAAAAAATTTGTGTTTGCAGCCACTCCAGTGTCAAAGACATTTGCTTGAGATGCAGGGTAAGCTTTTGCTGAAGTAGCTGCTAAGCTACCGTCAGGATTTATTTGAAGCTGATACTGAGACCCATTTGGATTCACAATAGTTATTTTCTGACTCATATTTTTTCACCTGAATTACCCTATAAGAAAAGAACAAAGACAAGAGACCAAAAACCGCTAAAACAGTTCATCTCTAAAATGTGGAACCCGATAAGACAAATCAGCTTTAACACCCACCACAACAGATGAGACATTCGTTAAATTGCCCTTAGCATTTGAATGAAAACCTTCAATAGCCGTCTTTATGGCGCTAGCATAAGGTGCATTTCGAGCAACACGCATATCTCCCAAGAAATAATCATATGCACCAACCAAAGAACCCCCTACTGAAACCACCAGAGCACCCATACATGCTAAATCTGTAGCTACTAACTCAGCAGCAGGCTCCCGCGGATCCAAACAGCCGGGGCCAGTTAAAGAGGGTACAAGGCTGAAAATGTACTTGTTAGCATGATCAATCTGGCTCTGCAGGCAACTTGTGGATATCGTTAAGCCGAAAATGGTATAATTGCCATTAGCGTCAGGACCAGTTATGTTAAGGTGGCTAACAACTTCACTTAGGGTGGTGAAGGCAGGAGTGAAAGGAACCCAACTCATTTCTATCAACCTGTAATTGTGAAAAAACCGGCTTTACGGTCCAAAACTTAAGAGATTTGGGCAAGAAATTAAAAGAAACTCTAGATCAAACAAGTTTAACTTGTCGCTAACCCTGTGATCGCAGCGATGCACTGGCTGTTGACAATGATCGGTGCATACCTGGTGCTAAGAATCGGCTTCACAACTTCCTTGCTTTTCAGCAATTCAACATCAGTTGTAAGGGGTCTCTTAACCAGGAAGTATCCCAGCGGCGCGTAAGCGGCTGAAAGGTTTTTGCCCGTTGACAAGCAAAGAATTGTCCCTGCAGGAACAACGTTGCTCCAGCAAAGTTCCCATTCACCTAGCATCTGGATTGGCTTCTGAGTTATCGGGCTAATCTCGTCACGGTACAAGCTGTAGTTTGGCAGATTCTTAATATCACGCTTCTGAACTGGATTGCAGACAATAGTGTCCATCATGAAGTCAGCAGCGTTGATCAAAGCTTCAGCATTGTTAAAGTCTTCCATGCCTGCAGTGCCTGCCTTGGTAAATTCGGTGCCTGTTACGGTTATTGTCTTGCCGGTGCACGCAAAGCTGTTTGAAACTGACCCAAGCATTACCGTCCAGCAGTCAAGTTCAATCTGATACGCTAAGCGTCTAGCTAAACGTTTCAGTTGTTGATTAACAACTGGCAAATCGACGTCTTCAACGACCTCTTTAGGAATTTCTATAGCTTCCATACGTTTGTACGGGCTAATAGTAGCGAATTTCATAGGTGTGTAATCGACGGGTGCAGCGGTGCCTGGAGCTACTTCGCTTATGCCTACACTGTGAGATCCGTTTTCAATAGTGTAAGTCTTAGTTCGGCCATGTTTCAGAACATCATCAGTGAGAAGTCTTTTCAAGATCAGGTTTGGCATAGTCATTTCTATGATAACCTGGTTCAGTTCGGGGTACTGAATCGCAGCACTATCAACAAAGGTTAGAGCGTCTTCTACAAAACTCATTTTTTTTCCTCCAAAATTTAATTAATTTAAGTTTTCTAGCTTTCAAAAAAACTGAAAGGCTATCTTCGGTTACCCGAAGATTATTTGAACAAGCGCGTTATTTGCGCCGCCAATAACAACTACGCCTCGGCGATATGCTGAGGCATTAATGATTGCTGCTAAACCACTTGCTGTGATTACTCCGCTAGTTGTGTTTGCTGTTAATGTTGCGCCGACTGCTGCATCTGTAGTGGGTGTCCATGCCGCTATGCCGCCTGATGCTGAAACAACAACTTGGCCTGCTGTCAATGTGCCGCCTGAAGTGTTCTTGCAGCGTACACGATGACCGAAGACATAGACGTTAAGCAATTGATTACCAAAGGGGTCTTTAGGAAATACTGATTGGACAAAGCCGATGAATGCTGCGTTTGCACCAGCGCATAAACTGACTGCATTATTACCTGATACATAAACCGGGTCACCTACTGCAGGAGATGTATAGCCTGAGTCTGCTAAGAAAGTCTGCTCTAGATCTGGAATTACCTTAGGACCTACACCGTCAAAACTCAATTCTGCTCTCCCTCCTCAGGATCAGTATGCGTTACATCCGCGGTTAAGCTGCCCATACGTTTAGCAGCGGCAGCTAATTCAAGCCCAGCTTTCTTCAAACTGCCCTTCGATGCAAACATGTTATTTAGGCGTTGAGCGTCATCGATTCCTAAACCTGATGTACCTGCGCCTGCACCCGCGCCGGGTCCTGACTGGCCTTTCCCGTTTGGTCGAGGCTTAGGAACCGCGGCTTCAATTGCTGCTTTAACAGTTGCTTCCACTTTGGACTCCATCTTCTTTTCAGAATCCGCGATGGCTGCTTTGCAGGCATCCATGATCTGCGATGTATTCTTTGTTAATTCCTCTTCTAGTTGCTGATAGGTCAATTCTGTGCCAGCTTTCGGAGGTTTCTCCCCCGGAGCGGGCATTGCTGCCGGAGTTATTGGTGGTTCATTTCCAATTGCACTCATTTTATTTTTTTCTCCTTTTATTTTATCGTTAAGCCCGTGTAAGTCAGGCTGTAACTTTGCTTTCAGATCTTTTAGTCCACAATGGCACCGCGATTTGTCCGTGCACTTACAGATAGAAGCAATAAGCCCCTGCCGCTGCGATTCATCCATGGCAGCTGCAAAACCTTTCAAACGAAAAGTGTTATTTTCATAAGCCCCCTCAGCGACGATGCTAAGTTCTACGCAGCGGGGTTGATGCACGATCTCCCAGGCGCCTGCGCATAGGTGAATCATCATCATGTTAGCGTCCCGCGTCTTGCCCATACATAAGCTGCAAACGATGTTATCTGAGACTATTTTGGGGCTAACCATCCGCAGATACTTCTTTTCAATCTGCGTTAACAAAACTGGATCCCCCGAGACTTCAGCCTCAAAAAAGACTGAGTCACCAACACGCTTAGTTTTAGTAACTTGCCCTTTTACAGTGTCAGTAGTATTCCCATGGTTAATCCGGAGCTGGGCATTTTGGAGGGAAGAGCAAAAATAATCTAAGTCTTCATCAGGGACCTGCCAACGATTTTTATTAACTGAAGAATCTATTGCTTGGCCTTCGATAATGCCTGTTTTCCTAATGTCATCTAAACTAGCTTGAACTTCGACATCATAATTCAATTCCAAGGACATATTCTCCCTAAAGTTAGATCTAAAATCAGCTTATCATTCTAACACGTCAAAGCCAACCAGAACCATCCGCATCAAGATTTAGGCGCGGGGCCTTAGGGATGATGAAACCCGTTGCTGGATAACCCAAGAATTAGGTAAACTCTAAATACACTCATAATGCCCGCGAGGTATTCCATGAGGCAAAAGAGATGGCGGGGAAGAGGCCGGAAACCCTGTTAACCGATGGTCTCAGATGGCGAAGACTTTACAGAACCCGTTGTTATAATGCTTATATGCTGCTTACGATTGACAGTTAAAACCATGGCAACAATAACTCTAAAGTGTGGATGCCAAGTAAACGATAAAGGCGAATGGATCTTGGGAAAAGAATGTGCCGAAAAGAACTGCGGCGAGTGCAGAATGATAGCTCAGCTGCATCCTTTTACCAAGAAGAGGATTGCTGACCTATTATTCAAGCTAGAATAATCTGTAGCCCTTTTCACCAAATGGGGTCATCCTTAGACTAACGCCGGTAGCTGTCGCCTTAAGCTAGGGAACCTGTTAGACAAAGGCCTAAACGAGGTTTCTAGAGTGCTCTACAACAGCTGGAGACGAAACAACACCAAAATGAGTCCGTTCAAAAGTTGGACACCGTGGAGGTAATATGTTCTGGAGTGTAGGATTAATAACAGCGGTGTTCATCCTTTTTGCTTAGTGATCTGTAGATGCAAAAAGGGATTAAGAAACACGCATGGCTTTACGTAATGGCGGCAGTTTTAATTGCTGTAGTGTTGTTTTCGCTTTGCTTTCAATTTGGCTACCTGCCTCAGAGGCAAGAGACGCCCCATTTTGCGGTGTCTTCTCAGGAAACTGTTGGTTCAGTTGGGGGGCAAAATGGGACGTCTTCCCAGGAACCTGGTGGTTCAGCTGGAGGTCCTTGCATCTATGCGACATTGTCTTTTTCGAACGCGACTAGTTTCGTGACGACTGTCCATCCTACTTCGGGAACGATTGAATTTGTTCTGCTTCCGAACAGTGTGGGTGAATTTACGGTCACGTACACGGGAATCGGCTTCAACAATTTGACTGTGCCGGTATTCAATCCAGTTTTTGGAAATCCCGTTTGCGTGTTAAATGTTTTGTCGAATGGCACGCTTGGAACTGGCTCAGGATTGAGTGTTACTGCATCAAGTGTGACATGGGTGAGCTATTATCAAGTGGCTGTTACTTACACTATCACTTCAGGAGGGTCAGATGTGCTATACGTGGTTGGACTGCCTTCAACATGTCTCAGCACCATTGTTGACGTTGGAACTCAACCCTACACCGGGCCTCTGACATGGCTTAACGGAACTATCTACTAGCGCACGCTGAATGTTAATTAGGCCGCCCATTGCCCGCCTTAACCAACTTCACAGGCGACCTAGCGGGAACCTTTCGCGGTTCACCCAAAGTTTCAAACTGCCGCTCCTCAGGTTGCATAGACTCCTCAGGTTGCGTTGGTTGCTGAGGTTTCAAATTACCTTTAATTGCCTCGGGCATACCGAGTTCAGCACGGGCTTCTATATCTCCCATCAACAGATTATTGTACAAGTCAATGACACGGCTCATCTTAACATCAGTCGGCGGCTCCCAAATTGGCTTCCACTTAATCTTCGGGATCTTATCAGGAATAATCAAAGAATCTGGAAAGTCGCCGCGCAAGATTAATGGGAAAAGCTGCACTTCATAAACGCCGCTACGGTGTTTCTGTCGCATACGCAGACGAGTTATGAATTCCTGCATAACGACGTCGGCCGTGGCTCGATTTGCGCCTTCTACATCTCCGAGAAAAATCTTAGGCACGCCCAGCTGGCTGTCACGTTGGCGCTCTAAATATTCGATCCACCATTCAGCCTTCAAATCCTTAGTTAAAGAAGCCATTGGCGTAATTTTCACGTCGCCTCTAACCGTCAAGTCCGTACCTTGATCACGTGAAGCAAGGGTACTAGACATAACATCCAATTGGGGGTCGCTCCAAGGCTGAGGCTGCCCAGGCGAACCATCCCCGCCGCATTCGGCGATTAACATCGGTTTGGTGTAAACCTTCATGATTTTAGCCATGTCGACTTGAAAGTCATCAATCAAAGCTTGAACATGAAGAATTGAACGCAAAGAGGAGGTCCCATAGGCATTCTCAAATTGCCAGCTGGAAACGTTATTGAGTGTTCGATAAATTTCTTCAGGGTCAAAAACTACCGGGGGATAACTCTGCAGCTGAGCATAACCAAAAATGTTTTTGTAGCAATCTTGGCGAATCCGCATGTAAACAGGATCAAGAGTTTTAAGCCATTCTACACGGCTGGAATCTTCATCCATAACTGGCTCTGTATAAGAAGTTCCGAAAACTTGCGCATCCTTCTCTTCTGACCGCATGGTATCTAGCAAATCATGTGACTCAATCCATTCTTCCAGGAAATCTCTAAAAATATTAGTGCCGCCTTCCAAGATAAAGCCGTTTGAAATCTCCAGGTTGACTTTAACATCAACTGAAGCCTGGATACGCGGAACAAAAGAGTACAATGCCTTAAACTTCGGCAAATCCTCAACCGGAGTAACTCCCCAAACACGATCCCAAAGCGAAGTATATGGACTACTGACGAAACCGATGCCAGAAGCCTTCAAACAATAATTATTAACATATTGCATCAGACTCCAGTCGCCGCGCCAAGCAACAGGAACCTCACTTTCACGCTGAGAAACCGCAACCGCATTAGGAACATTACGTAGCGGATTAGGCATCGTTAACGATAAATCTTTTCTAAGCGGCATTTTTTAAACGTTCCATTTTCCGTAACAACTTGCCACGGCACGATTGAATCTCACCTTTTTTGCTCTTCAGCCTACTTTTCCACAGGTTGCTCTAGATCAGCGGTTATCTGTAGCTCATCCAAAACAACATCCTGCATCAAATCCACGCCGTTAACTTTAATGTGCAATTTACCCATACGAACATTGGCTAATTCAATCCCGAGAACCCGGACAAGCTCGTCTTTAGCGCTCGCAAACAACAAAGTTTTTTCCATCATTCATCATCCACTTTTTCCCTTTTCCTAATCACCGCCACTCCAGCACCTGAAAGCACCGTCGGCGATTGAGCAGCAGCATAGCAACTCAATGCGCAAGCCCAGAAAACATCGTCATGACTATCAACGGTATGACTAAACTGAATATGTCCGGTTTTCATTAGCTGGTATTTTTCAACATTCAGTTCAGCCGTTAGATCGACATCTTCGAGCCTTTTTGTTGGAATATATGGAATCTTCACTTCTCCATTTCGCATCTTCTCCCGCAAAATTGTAGCCATTTCCTCTTTTGACTTGACAGTAAAGTTCACGCCAGTCACATTCAATATTCCGCTGTGCACCATGTCTTCAACAATGTAGTTTCCAACTCCCGTTATGTCGCAGTATACGGCTCGGATGTTTCTCCAGCGGTCTTGAAGACTCTTGACATAGCCTATGACGCTGGCATATTCTGTGTGTAGTGGAAAACGGTGTAGGTGGACTACGCGAAGAATTGCACCTTGCTTTTCAGAAACAATTGCGACGCTGAAGTCCCTCTCCTTGCCAAAGTCAAGGCCGACATAAAACTCGCCAAAAGGATGCGCTTGGAAATCGTACAGTACTAGGTTAGCGTCGATGCAGTTGACGATTAAGCTCTGGGTTAGCCAAGTATCTACTTCCTCAATGAATTCTGCCATGTACTCGCATTGAAAACGTTCAAGCGGAATCAACGTTTTTGTTTCTTCAATTCCTTTTTGTGTTCCCAAGCCGCTACGAATGCCGTCTTCGCAAGTAACCACGTACTTTTTGAAGTCCGGCGATTGGCAAAACCGATAGAAAACACTTTTCTTGCCCCAGGGCGTGCTTGAAGCAATCAACGTTCCGTCAGTGGTTGAAAGCATCGGATAAAGCACGCTGAAGAAGACGAGTTCATCTTCCTTGAAGAAGGCGCTCTCGTCGCATATAATTTGGTGAGCGGTGTAGCCCCTTAACATTTGGGGGTTGTTGGGCAAGGCAATTATGCGGCTGCCGTTCTTAAAACGGATGGTTGTACGTTGAACTCTATCAACAAGTAACTTTTCTGTATCTTTTGGCACGCTAAAAAGAAAGTCTTGGATGCGATCACTTACAATCATACTCTGTCTCAGCGTAGGCGCCACGATTAACGTCAATGTTTTCTGGTTAGTTAAAGCGAACCAAATGGCGCGAAGCGCAATGCAGGTTGTTTTGCCCACTTGTCGACTCCAACGCAAAACGATACGCTTGTCTTTGTCTCTCAAGAATTCCGCTTGATAATCTTTAGCATTAAAGTCAAAGAAGTTTTTTGCAAAAGCGACTGGATCATCAGGAATCACTATGCTGCTCTGATTTTTCTGGCTCTGGTTTTGCCTCTGGATTTTTAGTCCTGTCATCTTGAGCCTGAAGCTTGTCGATTTCATCTACTTGCCTCTCCAACTCTGCTAATTCCTCATTAAACTGACGCTCGTCAAACCCCTTTGCCAAGTTACACATAACCTCCCCACAATGAGCTGCTACATGAGCCCACATCTGCCGCTCCTTAGGGGTCATATCCTTTGGCGTATCGTCGGCTTCTTGCTCATCAACCCGACCCTTGGCAATCGACATAGCCATCACAAACAAACTATCAAGTTGAACAATCCAAGTATTTCTAAGATACTGAGTATCAACTGCGGCTTTTTTGCGTAAGTCAGCGATGCGTCTCTCAACTAAAGCAGTAAAACTCAATTTACGTCTCATCCCTTTTTCATCCTGTTTTTATTCTCAAGTTAAATCAGGCTGCTCAGGATTTTCTTCCAGTTGCAAACTGCCATTTCCTTGCGAATTAAGCAGTACTTCGCCCTTCTCAACATCAGGCACAAGATGAACCTCAACCGGTTCTTTCAGCTGCCCAATCACTTCTATGCGTGTTATCCGAGAAACTACCTCGCCTATTTTCCTGTCGTAAAAGCTGCCATGCAAAATGATCCCGCGAATCTCCCGAATTTTTCTATCCTTCGATTTTCGGCTGCTTCTGTTATGCACCTGATATCACCTAATACACCACTCAACGGCGGCGACAGAAACCGAACAATGCTTAGCGAAAGCGCTTGCTCTGTTTCACTCATCCCTATACAACAGAGAGTTAAAGGAATTCTGGCACCAGCAAACGACAGTGTCGTTTAAACGGTTTTACAGACGATATTATCGTTTGTTGCTTAATCTAAACGACATAATATTGTCAGTGTCTGCACATGAATGGGTCAGATACTCGCAAGCAACAAGAGTCGATGCTGCTTTTTCTTTCGAATAGTAACGAAGAATTGAGGTTATTTTCCTATTGCGCTTTTTTCCTATTGAGTTCATTCTGTTTCCTAAAATTACATTATAGAAAATCGGAGGCATTATTCCATTCTTTTTCAAAATAGCTTTGGGCTAACGCGATGAAACATGGGTTGTTTGACCAAACAGAAGCTGAGCCATTTCAGCATCTTGTCTCTGACGCAAATTAGGAAAATAGCCTAAATCGCGGTAAGTTTGAGTATAAGGGTTCAGACCTTTTCGCGGGTAAGTCCGGTCCGACCCACCCCATACCTCGAGAGTTCAAACGAGGGCTCAAAGCTATCCCCGCCCGCAACGTTTCAAAACTGACTTAGAAGTGACAAACAAGCAAAACAGTTAAAGTGAAAGCTTGCTTAAGGGGGAGGGATTCTAAGGAATTTGTTTTAGGATTGCTTGAAGTATTGTTTTGGCAGAATCTTCATCTAGTTCGTTGATTAAGTCATCTAAGTTCTTGGTGCTGATTGCCACTGCTAATTTCGCTCTTGCAGTTAGCTCATAAAGATTTGTGCTCCCTCCCTGCTGCTTGGTTCGGACGCCGGTTATTCTTAGATAGCCTTGGGCTTGGAGGGCTTTTACTCTTGCATTGATGATGGCGTATTTGCTGTGGTTGAATCCTTTAAGGTTAGAAGTTATGTGTTGATATATGTTCCAAACGGCCAGTGGAGATTCTTTTGAAAGAACGCGGATGATTGCTCTGTTGAATCTTTGCTCTCTGCCTTTGAATATTGCAGCCTTTAGCTGAACACTGTTTTTGTTGTATGTTCTTTTGTTTACACAATGTGGGTTTAGGGGGCTGTTTTTTGCAGAACTTTGTTTTGGTTCTGACTTACAATTGCAGCGATTATATTTATTGAGTTGGTCATTCGGACCTTTGTCCTCTGCTGAAAGTTCAGCCACTCCCTCCCAAACTCCCTTGCGTTTATTTAAAGAAGTCTTCATCACGCAAGTTTTCACTTATCTGAATGTAGCAGCGCTTTTTGCAGAAGTCAAGAATCTTAAGCAGATCAGGATCGCCAGCCTTAAACTCTTTTATGAAGCCTATCCTTCCGGTTTGAACTCTAACTTCAATGGTTCCATCGCTGCCGAGGAGTTGGTAGAAACCAAGCTTATCCCCAGCATATTCCGCGAGGACATTCCAGTCCTCAATCAAATTTACCAATTGCTTGTCACCTTCCATGTCTTGCAGACTGGCAATAAAAACCATCTATCCCAGCAAAGACATGATGTCTTTGCGAGGGGTCACAAACACACGTATCTAAATTAGAGCTATTTCAGTAAATGTCAATGAATTTTTGCAGTTCTTCTTCAGAGGCAGTTGCAAAGAACTGATCCATGCTTTTTTTGTCGGCTTTCAGCGCGGCTTTTCCCTTGAGTGTTAACTCAAAGAGTTCCGAAGGCCACCCTGGTTGCGTTGGCCTTGTACCTCTCTGAATTATGTAGCCTTCCTGCGAAAGTGCCTCAACCCTGCAATAAATCGTCTTTCTCTCAATTTGGCCAAAATCTTTAATCATAACAACAAATCGCCAAACGTCATATGAGATCAAAGGGCCTTTTCGATCAAAGGTTTGCAGAATGACGCGGTTCAGCTTTGCCTGTTTGCCACTAAACACCTTAAGCGGTGTTCCTTCGGACTTCTTCCGCGCCAAAGTTCTCCACTCCCCCTCAAGCTTTGGAAGAAAGAAAGAAGGCGCTAAAACCCACTTATTACATTAACCCAGATTTTTTTTGGCGTCTTGTCCGAGGCAAAACCTTTCTAGTGCTAGAAAGGTCTTGGGTAAAATTTTTTTGGAGACCCTATTTATGCAAGATTTGAGTTTTCATGGAGAGTAGGTTGAAGATAAAAGGTTTTTCGCCGTGTTTTGTCGAGGGTTTTTCTAGGGCTAGAAACGTTTTGCCGAGTATATTTTGGAGGATTCAGACTCAGAAAGTAAAGGCGGAGGCTGATTGCGCGGGGGGCTACCGGATGTTTTATGTGAGTTGTTCCATCAGTGAACGTGCCGCTTCCTTTAGGAACTCCTCTTTCGTTACGTATCCTGCCTGCTTGTTCTTTTCCAAGAAAGCTTCAATTTCACATAGAAGTTCGGGTGGCAGCAGTGTGGATCGATGCAACAGCGCTTCAACCGCATCTTCGTAGGTTCTGATTTTGCCAGATTCTGCGGTTAACTGTCCAGCAACCCTGGTCAGTTCAGCGTGGGTTTGATCTGATATTTTAAGCGTTTTCATCCAAAGTGCCCCCTGTTTTTTCTTTTTTCAAGGTTACGTTTAGGGTGTCTTCTTTAACCTTCATGTTGAACTGTAGATCTTTCTTTAGAAAAGGCTTGAGTTCTTCGTTCTGAGACGTAGGAAAGGGCATAAGATGTTGTTTGCAGATGTAGTCAGGCTGGCCCCCTTTGGCTTTTTTCCGTATTGTTTTCGTCTGGATCTTCACCAATTTTATGGAACCTCCAAAGTTCTCTGTGCTGCTTGATCCGAGTCTTTTTTGACTTTGCTTAGTTTTTTAGTCAAAACATTTAGCCGATGCTTAAAATCTTCCAAAGATTCAGAGTTACTAAAACTCGGCTTCAAGAAACCTCCTCACATCAATTTTAGCCTAACCCTGTTTTGTCTTCAGTGAGGGTTTTTTGCCAAAGCACATCATTTAGCTTGTATTCGAGTTCCCGCAGCTTCTTCTGCTGAACCAGCATAATAGACATCACGATAAGCTCAAAAACGGCTGGGTTAGCGGCACAACTGCACTCTGAAGCGTAGGTTCTGCAAATATCCATGAACTCGTCAAAGGCTTCCCGATCAGGCTTACGCAAGGCATAAGCAAAACCGCTCCACCGGTTAATTTCCCCCTCCAGATCCATCCGGAAGAATTCATCAGGTTTACCCATAACCAGCTAGGTCTCCGGACAATCTAATTCTCCTATCATATGTTTCACCCGGGCTGGCGCTTATGCTCAGAATGCCTTAAAAAGAAGACGCCGAAACGACGCTGTAAGGCAGTAGGGGGTAGGGTGAAAGTGAATCTCGATTCTGCCTAGGGTTAAGCGGGTTCAAGTGTTACTTCAACGATGCAGCCTGGCAGGCTTGCTCTCTCATCTTGCCAGACTGATAATGTCTCATTTGGGATTGATATGCGTCCGGCTTTTTCCATTTTTGCGTAGAAGAACTGCCAG